GCTATAATAATCAAGAATAAAATATGAGCGACATTACAAAACATCTTGGCAAGACTAGCGCATATAAGTCTACTTACGACAAGTCTTTGCTGGTTCGTGAGCCTCGTCAACGCAACCGATCCTATCTGGGTATTCAAAACGATAATCTTCCATTCGTTGGATATGATGTCTGGAATGCCTATGAAGTATCTACATTGCTATCTAATGGGTGTCCAATTAGTGTAGTTGCTAAGGTCACATATAATTGTGACTCTGAGTATATTGTTGAGTCAAAGTCTATTAAGCTGTACTTTAATACCTTTAATATGGAGAAGCGAGCTTATATTAATACTGCGCAGGACGCAATTGAGTTTATTGAAGAGACTGCTAGTCAAGATCTTTCTGATCTATTAGAAACAGATGTTACTGTTACTTGTTTTAAGACATTTCAGAACGTGGTAAATGATAATCTTGCTGGTTACCCTAATCTAGAGAATCAGATTGATTTCGGTATTGATAGTGAGTTTACTGAATACTCTGAGAATCCTTTGATCTTGAAGATTAGCGAGGTTACTACTAAGCCAGTTAAGCAATATTATAACTCTAAGCTGTTGAAGTCTAACTGCAAGGTTACTAGTCAGCCTGACTGGGGTGATGTGTATATTTATATGAAGTCAAATAACCTTGTGGATAAGACTTCTCTTCTGAAGTATATTGTGTCGTTCCGTGATGAGTGTCACTTCCATGAAGAGATTTGCGAGGCCATCTATAAGCGACTATGGGATAATTTTAACCCAGAAGAGCTGCTTGTATTTTGCTTCTATGTTCGTCGTGGCGGCATTGACATCAATCCTATTCGAGCCTCTAATATCAATCTGATTGAAAATGCTTTGATTGATCCATATGTACCGTTCATTCGAACTGGTAGACAGTAGACAAAGAAAAGGCCGATCTTTCGATCGGCCTTTTTTATTAAACAACTATTGCTTCTAAGATCAGAAGTATACAACAGATGTTGCTGGGGTAAAGGCAATGCCTAGACCCTTAACAACAATCAATGTATAATACAAGTTAGCACCAAAGATGTTATCGACTACACCATAACGGGTTAGCAAGCCAACACGAGGAGCGAAATCGTTAGGACCGATTGTGCGTTGCACCATGACAGGGATGTATGGGCAATAGATGATACCAGTGTCATAGAACTCTGGTCCCTTGTAACCTAATAGAGCGTACTCAACTGAAGTACGTTGACCGGTTAGGTTCTGGGCATCGGTACGAGTATCACGATAGACTTGGAAACGTCCACCAACTGTACCAACCTTAGCAACACCTGTTGGCTGAGTGCTGACGTTACCATCAACAGTCATCCAGCTGAACTCAGGAAGAGCCTCGAGAATTGCGCAAACTCTTGGAGTTGCGATGATGAAGTTAGCAGCACCACGGCGATTACGAACAGCGATTCTGTTTGCTTCAACAATCAACTTCTGATAGAAGTCACGATTACGTTCAGCCAACCAGCGACCATCAGCAGCAGAAGCTGTCCAACTTGTTACAGAACCGTAATTTGCGAACTTCAAGCAGACCTGAATCATTCTGATAACCATTTCACGGTCGATTTCAGCCTGTAGCTCATAGCTCATGGCGTTTGTGAGCTCAGCATCAATGTCAATGCCGTTCATGTTCTTCAAGTCCTGCTCCAACTCAACGGACCAGCGAGCTGCAAGTCTACGTGTACCAGCTTCAACGGCTGTCTTCTCGAAGGAGATAGAAGCTGTTGGAATCTGAGAAGTAAACTCATAGTTGGCTAGCAACTGAGCAACACCTTGATCTTGACTGATGATCTCGAAGTTACTGTTAGCAGCATAGGTAGCTAATTCAGCAGAAGAAGCACCAGTGAAACGAGTGTCTAGGTATTGATAACCAAGTTCACCAGAATAGGTACCACCGAATGTGCCAGTGTTGCCTGGGCTCTCTACACCAGCAGCAGCTGCCTGCCATGGGTAAGGTCCAGGGTTGCCGTAGGCAGCATCATTGTACTTGCCTGGTATCTGGCTGCCGAGCACGTCATTGTCGTACTTGTAACGCAAAGCGAAAGCAAGACCGACTGGACCGCTCATTGGCTGAACACCAACGATTTCGTTGGTAATCAACTCAGGGAAGGTACGACGAATCATCGGAATGAGGATCTTTGGCAAACGAGCATCACCGGTAGCATACCAGTCAGCATTTGTTTGTCCAGAGGAGTTGTTTACAGCTGCACCGAAACCACCCATACCGCCATTAGCAGCATAAGCACCACCGAAAGCTGAACTTGTAGATCCAGAAACGTTGGCTCCGGATTCCTCAATGCACCATCTTTCTTGGTTCTCAAGAAGAATGGCAGTGTTAAGACGAGTGTGGTCGTCTTCGATATGTCTTACGTTCTTGCTATTAAAGTCAAGAACCGGAGACCACTTCTCAAGAAGAACACTGGCTCTATCTTGAGAAATATAGGACTGTGAAGGTCTGATATTTTTCATATGTTTATTTTATTTTAGACATTATATGATGTCAAATCATAATCAGGCTTTTGCCTCAATGGAAATTATTTTAGTGTCTAGAAAGCTCCTGCATGTACATGTTCAATGGAGGGTGATCAGATGTATCTGATGTACCTTCCTCGAGTACCTGTGAGTTTTCTTCAACTACAGGGCGATCAAGATTTCTAGAAACAGATTGGGATACAGCTTGTTCAGTCAAGGTTTCGAGGTTTTTGAGCTCGTTCTTCTCGAACATTTTGCAAGTGTATTCATAGTTTTCTTTAATGAACTCAGCAGACTTGCCTTTGAATACCTTGACTAGATAAGATTTCTTATTAGCTGGTAGACCAGATGTCTTTTGTTCAAAAACTAAATTAGAGCAGGCTCTATTGAAAGACTCATTAAGTTGCTTGTTTTCAGACTTAAGTGTCTCAATAATCTTGGAGCTTTCATCAATCTTTTGCTTACCATCCATGACCGCTTCACGGATGGTTTCTTTGCCCAGCACCAAGTCGACTGACAGCATGCTGCGTAGCTCGTTTAGAACCTGAGCAGATCTTCTGTTCTGTACAGCCTCATCAATGGCTGTTTTTGGTAAATTCTCTTCGATGTAAGCCTCGAGGTAGCTGGAAATAGATTCCACAAGAGATTGTTTGAAACCAGCTGCATCCTCATTAAGAGCTCTTTCGTACTTGCGTACAACAGTCTTGAGTTTGCCAGCATGGTTCTCATTGATTGCCTCAACAACCTTTAATAGCTTCTCAGAGTGGTTACGGTCAATAGCCTCTACGAGCTTCTCTACTTTAGCAGAGTGATCTTCGTCGACTTGTACCAATAAACTCTCGAGTTGCAATTTTGCACGATCCTCAGCAGCCTTGTTTACTTGCTGCTCGAATGCCTCAGATATCTGATTTAGTGATTCCTCACTAAGAATATCCTTGGTAACTTCCTTTAATTTTTCAATTAGAGCTGACATATGTTAAAAAAGTGGTTTGTTTAAAGCTGTTTTAATACGGCTTTTAATCTTATTTTCTAAGACTTGTTGTAAATATTTATTAGCCGCAGAGTAATTTTTTACTCCTACCTGCTTAATAAATGCTTTAATAAGTTGAGTTTCCATATAATTATTTAAGCTTATTGATAAAAATTAATACCTGCTCTCTTAAATATTTATCCACATCTTTGCGAGGCAGGTTACCAATAGATTTTTCAAATTTATTATAAGCTTCTTCAAGTTCACCAGCATCACTTAACACCCATTGCTTGGATTCAAGAATACCGTTAACAAATGCTTTGGGACAAGAAGGGTCTGCAACTACATCAATGGCCACCAGCTTCATGTTCTTGACTCTATTCACATCTTCTTTAATAGCGTCTGGCTCTAACTGACCTAAACATCTAGTTGAAACCCCAGGTGTTACTCCATCATCAATAAGATTTTGAACAATCTTACCCATGGGAGTACTCAGAACAAGGGATTTACCAACAAAGTAATTGCCTTCCTGCCTTAAATTTTGTACACTATGGCAGGCTCTTGAAAGATCTATATCCACAGTAGTTGGGTGATTTAATTCGCCTAGCGCTCTGCCTGACTTAATCATCTCATCGGAATATCT